AGCCGGAGTTGTCGCCGTAGGTGGCGATCGTGGTGCCGCGCCAGTTGTAGCGGTGCGCGGTCGCGTTCTCGTCGATCACGCAGTCAATGGCGCGCTTCTCGCGGTTCACGCCGCACCACTTGCCCACGTCGCCGCAGCGCTCGAGCAGTCGGCCGGTGCGGTCCGCGAAGATCGCCTCCCACGTCACCGGCACGATGATCCCGCGATCCTTAACCGGCGGCGCGAAGATCCAGTCTTCGCCCACGCCGGCCAGCGCGTACGCCTCGGCCTCGTTGCGGATCGCCACCTCGTCGCCGAGTTCGGTGATGCCCGCGACCTTCTCGCCGTCGAGCGTCCCGTTGGTAATCTGCTCTTCGGGGATCAGCTTCGTGAACACCATCTCCTCGGCCTCGTACGCCTCCAGCACGGCGCTGTAGACGATCTGGCCGGAGATGTTCTGGAACGACGCCGTGCTCACCGCGCCGGTGGCTTCGCGGAGCGCCCGGCCCATCACGTCGTGGGCCATGCACTTCTTGTCGCGCACCGCGCGGAACTCGTGCCACCCGAAACACGCCTCGAACAAGCGGCCGAGGTCGAAGTCTTTAGGCCGCACGCCCTTCGACTTGAACTGCTCTTTCAGCTCGCGCCCCGCCGCCTCCGCGTCGCGGCGGAAGTGCCCGATCAGGCTGTCGTAATTGATGCCCACGGCGAAGCTCCGTCAGGGGTTCAGGTGGTCGCGTCGGTCGGTGCGGTCGGCCCGCGCCCCGCTTACACGCGGGTCTGCGAGGCGAACCAGTAGTCGAGATTCAGCAGGTCGAGGTTGGTCGCGGCCCCGAGCTTGATGCCCGCGAAGAGCGCCATTTCGGTGCTGCTGGCAATCGCCACGCGGTGCCGAATCGGGTCGCCGTCCGAGTCTTTCAGGTAGTCGCCGTTCACCTTGTAGGTGACCTGCATGCTGGTGCCGTCCCAGTCCTTGCAGATGATTTCGCACACGTAGTTGGTGGCGCTCGCCACCGCGAGGTTGCTGAGCGTGGTGGTGCTGGTGCCGTTGCAGGACGAGGTGCAGCGGAAGTTCGACTCGCCGTCGCGCTTCTCGATGGCGAGTGTGCTGCCGGACGTCTTCACGCCCGCGCCGTTGTCCGCGATGGTGTCCGCGCCCGGCGCGTCGCACGCGCCCACGGCGAAGTTGATCGCGCTCACCGTGTTGATGGTCGCCGTGAACTTCTGGCGGATGTAGATTTCGCGGTTGGTGCCGAACCGCAGGAACTCGTTGGGCGACTCGATGTAGCACTCGTCGTTGTCCGCGACGGTTCCGTCCGATGGGGTGAGCACCACGACACCGTTTACCGCGTCGCCGGCCACCGCGGTGCCAGTGTCGGTGATCGTGTCGATGTAATTGATGTCGCTCTGGTCGAGCAGGAAGTCGTCGAAGAACTGGACGGTGTCGAGTTCCTCGAGGGCCTTCACAAAGCGGCTCAGGTTCCCCATCGGTCAGGCCCTCGGTTCGGTGTGCGGTTCGGTGTGCGGTCGCGCGGTCGGGTTGGCGTCAGTGCGGACGTCCGCACTACTCGCGGATGCTCTGGCCGAAGGCCGTGCCGGTCGGCACCGCGCCGCCGGTGCCGCCGCCGTTCGGCGCGCCCGAGCTGCGGGGCGAGCCGCCGCCGCGGGCCTTCTCGCGCTCCACGAGCTTGCGGGCGGACGCGAGCGGCAGTTCTTCGAGCGACTCGATGAGCGCCTTGTCGGCCTTGATGCCGGCGGCTTCCACGAGGTCGCGCACCGCGAGCTTGTGCTTGAGCGCGTCGAGTTCGGCCTTGGCCTTCACGCTCTCGGTCTTCTTCTCGTCGGTGCCGTACTCTTCCTCTTCCTCGACTTCGCTCGGTGCGTCCGGTTCGCTGCTGCTGCTCAGCTTCTCGTGCGTCTTCAGGTAGTCGCCGATGGCCTTCACCGCGGCCTTGCTGTCCATCTCGCCGCTGGCGTACTTTTCCAGCAGCTTGTTGATCGCGGCGGTAAACCCGCTCCACAGGGCGTCGTCGGGATCGTCGCCGGCGTCCGGCGCGGGCACGTCCATCTGCTCGTCCATGCCGGGCATCGCGTCGCCCATCTCCAGCAGGCGGTTGCGCCACTTGCGGCGGGCCGGCGTGAGCTTCAGCCCTTCGAGCAGTTCGCGCAGCGTGGTCTTCATCTCGCGGCTCTCCCACAGGTTCCGGTTGGTCGCGGGCTTGCGGACGAGGTCCACGCTCCGCACGGCGCTGAGACTCTCGATTACCAAACGCTTGGCCTGCGAGTCGAATCGCTCGCGGCCCGCGCTCGCGTCGTGCGACAGCCCGAACACGCCGAGGCCGCGCTCGACGTCCTCGAGCACGCGACTCGTGACCGGGTGCGAGTCGAAGTAGTGCAGGTCGGCCCGCACGTGCTCCTTGCCGGCCTCGCCCTCCATGCGGACGTTGCGCAGCACGCCGACGACGTACTCGACGCCGCGCTCGGTGCGCCGCTGGGCGAGGCCCGCGGTGCGCCCGCCGGCGGTGTCGTGGTCCGCGAGCACCTCGGCCCCCTCGTACAGCGGGATCGCGCCCCGCATGCACTCGGGCGTGTACTCGGTGCCGTTCACCGCTTCCTTGAGGCCGTGGCTGTTGCGCGAGAATCGGCCCAGCACGCGCACGCCCTCGATCACCCGGCGCTCGCGGTCGATCCGCAGCGGCGCGCCCGCGGGCGCGCTGGCGCTCCACTCGCGAAGCGTGCGCGGGGCCGAAGTGCGGCGATTGGGCTTGGTCGCGGTGGCCATGCGGTCGATAATGACCGCGGGCGGAAGTGCGGTGCAAATCGGGAGGCGCGAAGGTGACACCGGAAGAGCGTGAGCGGTGCGCGCTGATGTGCGAAGACCGTGCGGCCGGCGTCCAGTACGCAATCGACGAAGGCGGCGCGACGCCGGCGCTCGTAGAGATGGTGTTGCACTTGAGTGATATGGCGGAAGTGATTCGCGCCCGCGCTACTGCTCCGCACTCAGAATCGGCTCCAAGTAGCACCGGCAGTTAAACGCCCACGACCCGTCCGCTTCGCGCGGCGGGCGCGGCATTTCGCTCAGCCCCTTCTGCCCGGCCGCGGGTCTGCACCAGAACTGTTGTCCGTTGCGCGCCCGGTGCTCGGGCCGCGTGCGGCTGTCCAGCACGGCGCGCACGCTGTAGCCCGCGATCACGTCGTTCTCCAAACCGCGGTACACGTCCGCTTCGGCCTGATGCGCCACCCACAGGCCCGCGGTGCGCGCGACCCGACGTGCGGACGTCTGCACTCCCTGCACGAACGGGCGGATTGTCGCCGCGATCTGCTGCACGCTCTGGCCGGCCTGCACCGCGCCCGCGATCTGCGCCGCAAGCGATTCAGGGGCCGCGAGCTTAGTGAGGGATTGGATCGTCTGGAACCACCCGGAGCCGTACACCACGCGGCGCACGGCCTCGGTGTCGAGCGGCGGGAGGATCGCATCGATGAGCAGGTCGGCGGTGGTCGCGCCGTCCGCTTCGAGGAGGCCTCGCCGCTTGAGGATGCGGGTGCGCCGGCGGTGGGGGATGGTGGTCGCGAGTTGCTCGGCGGTCCACGTGGCGGCGTCGCGGTGCGCCTTCACCAAGTCGTCGAGCACGGGCACGGCGACGGCCGGGAGCTGGTTCAGCGCGGAGAGTGCGGCGCGGTACACGAGGGGCATCGGCCCGCCCGTGCGCATCACGTCGAGCAGCCGCGACCACACGCGGCGGACGTGCCGCTCGGCCGCGTCCGCGCTGGCGTCGGCCCGGGCGAGCAGCCGCTCTTGGTGCGCGTCTACAGCGGGGAGCGCGCGGGGCATCAGTCGGCGCCCTGATCGGCCGCGGCGAGCACCTTGCGGAGCTCGTCGGGGTTCTGCGCGAGCTGGCCGAGGCGCTCGGCCCCGTCCGCGTCGCCGTCGGCGGTGAGTTGGAGCATGGCCGCGACCACTGCGGCCTGCTCTTCGGCGGTGAGCGGCTCAGCGGCCACGTTAGCCTCGCTTCTGAAGGATGAGTTGGGCCAGTTCCTTGTCGCTTCCGATCTCGGACAACTGCTCGTCGGGCACCCCGTAATAGCGAGCCGCACGCTCGCGCCCGTGACCGGCGATGTCGCTCACGAGCTGGGCCTCGGTCGGCCGGTCGTCGTCTACTTCTTCAGCAACAGCCTTTTCCGGCTGCCACGTCTCGGGGTCGGCGAATCCGCCCTCGGGCGCGGGGATGTCCTCGATCTTGATGTCCGGCGGCTCGCTGCCGGCCCATTGCGCGTCAATCTGCGCGTGCGTGAGGGGCCGGCCGGTCTGCGGGTCCAGTTCCCGGCCCTCGGCGTCGTACCAGCGGCGCAACTCTTCGACGACCGCGGGGTAATTCTTCGCCGCCCACCGTTTGGCCTGCGCGGACAACTCCCGCAGGCGCGGCGGCAGTCGCCGAAACGCGCGGCACTTTTGGAGCACGAGGTTCAGCGGGTAGTCCGCCGGGCAATGCGCCCGGAAGTAGGGCGTGCCGCTGTAGGTGTTGAGGTCGAACTTGCTGTAGTAGATGCTCACCGGCAACCTCACTTGATCACATGCCCCGTGGCATCCTCTTGCTGAACCGTCACGATGCTGCGGTTCAGGATCACGTAGAACCCCTTGCCGTAGCTGCCGTGTCGGCGCGACTTGCCGTCCACCTCGATCGCGTCGTAGCCGGCGATCGCCGCTTGCACCCCGAGCCAGCACTCGTCTCGGCTTTTGCCGCCCTTGCCGCTGTAACCCACGAAGCCGGCCGGAGCAGCGGGCACGAGCCTTTCGAGCTCGGAAGCCTTGATGATTTTGGCCGTCTTGGGGAGCGCCATTCGCATTACTGCGCCGCCCCTGCCGTACTGCGCCGCGACGTTGCCCGCGCCCTTGTTCGAGTCGGCGTAAGTGCCGCTCCCGAAGATGCCGTGGCCGGGGAAGTGGCCGCCGCTCCTGTACTGGTCGGCCAACTGGCGCGCGGTCGCGACGCCGGCCACGTCTTTTACGCCTCGCAGAAGTTCGATGTGATCGCCCTTCGCGATCAATGCGTCCATGTCTGTCTTCGCTACAACCCTTGGCTTCTTATTGTATCCTCGCAGTTCTTGGATCGCGTGCAATTCGCCGTTGCCCGGCCCGTAAGTTACGCCCGCTTGCCGCTGCTTTTCGTCGTACGCGCGTGCTTTCGGTGCGAGCGCCGCCACCAGTTTCTTGATCGGCTCCGACCCCTTCCCGCTCGTCGGCGTATCAATCTTTGGCGGGTGAACGACCATCAGTTGCGCGAGGTCGTCTGTGCGGTGCAGCAGTTGCGCGGCCTTTTCGAGCGTGACGAGGCTTACCGCCTCGCTTTCGGCCGCGGGTTGGCCGGTCTTGTTGCTGCGGATGAAGCTCTCGACCTTGGCGTCCCACGGCGCGCCGCCGACCCGCCGGCCGATGTACAGCCGGCCGTTGTTGCCGTTGTTGCTGTCCTCGAAGTCGCCGAGGTGCCCGGTAATCTCGACCTGAAGACCGGTCTCCTCCCACACCTCCTTGAGCGCGTTCTGCTGGTTGCTCAAGCCCGGCTCCACCCCGCCGCCGGCCAGCGTGAACTTGCGGTTCCCGAACCCGTTGGTCGGCTGCACGATCCAGACGCGGCCGTCCGGTTCCTGAATCATGACGCTGACGCGGTCGATCTTCTTCAGCGGCTTCGGCTCGCCGATGTCCTTGTCTGGGGTCTTCTCCCAGAACTTCGGCGGCGCGGACGCGAAGGCCACACCGTTCAGTGAGGTTCCCGGCTGGGGCTTGCCGGTCTCCCAGTGGGTTTCGTCGGGCGGGGCCGTCACCTGCTTGCCGTTCACCCAGTGGTGCCCGTTGGTATCGACACCGGTGAAGCCCGGTGTCGGCGGCGCGCCGGGCTGTCGCGATGCAGGTACGGCGGCAGCGCCCGCAACAGTTGGCCCGGCCGGCTGCTGCGAGGCCGCGACCGCGACCGGGGGCGGAGTAGAACTAGCCGACTGGCGGCCCGCGCTCATACGTGCCGCCCACTGAGCGAGCCTTGCGACTCGGCCCGCTTTCGTCTTGTCGCCCGTGAGGTAGCCGGCGTGCGTCCTACGGAGCGCAACGAGCTGCGCCGTCGTGAGGTTGTTCAGGTGCCCGGGCAGCGCCGCGAGGTCGCTCGCACTGAGCGAACCGCCGGCCTTGATCGTCGCGAACGCGGCCGTCGCCGCCGTGAGGCTCGCGGCCTTCGCGGTCGCGGTCTGCTGCGCCTTGCTCGGCCCCTTGGCCGCGGCCTTCGCCGCTGTGACGTTTTGCGTCTGCGCGGTCGCGTGCGCGACGAGCGCCGAGACCATGCCGGCCTTGACCTTCGCGCCCTTCACTTTCAGGTTGGTCGCGACCTGTTTGAGCTGCGCGAGGGTGAGCGTTTGCAGGTGGCCGGGCAGCGCGGCGAGAGCCGCCGGCGTCAGCGCGCCGCCCGCCGCGAGCTTCTTCTGTGCCGCACTCACCGCGGTCACGGCCTTCGCCGCGGCAGCCTGCTTCGGGGTCGGCTTCTTGGCCGCGCCCTTCTGCGCACCGGCCGCGGCCTGCGGCGCGTTCACGAGCCGCTGCTGCTTGACCTGCTTGCCGTTGCGGGTGAAGGTGATCGTCTTCCACACCTTGCCCGCGGGTGCCTTCTGGTTGCCCGCGGCTTCGAGCAGGTCTATGTCCACTCGGTACGTCAGTCCGCCGAAGCGAAACCAGCGGACGGCCGGGCCGTCCCCTCCTTCCTCTCCGAGCAGCGCTTCGATCTGCTCGAACAAGTCGCGGTGCGCGCCGGTCGCGCCGACGTCGGACTCCGGGAGCGGCGTGCCGTCGAGTGCCGTCGGGCCGTCGGGTGGCTGATCGGGGGGCTGATCGGGGGGAGTGCGGACGTCCGCACTATCCCCACCACCGCCACCGCGATCGCCGTCGAGCGGCAGTTCGCCACCCGGCGCGCCGAACTGGTCCTGATACTCTTGGTTCTCTTTCGCCACCTTCTCCCAGTCGCGCCCTTGCTCCTCGGCGACGCGTTGCCGGCTGTCGGTGCCGAGGTTAATCTCGATCTGCGCCCGCTGCACCTCTTCGAGCTTGTTCCGCACTTCGGGGCTGGGCGGGACCAGTTCCACTTTGCACGCGGTCAGCGCGTCGCCGGGCAAGTAGCCGGACGCGAGCGCGAGCCACAGCGCCTTGCGGACGATGCGCAGGAACCGCTCGCGGTAGTAGCCCTGCGCGCGGAGCACGCTGCGCACGAACGGCGACTCGGCGACGAGCGAGCTGGTGAACGCGCCCATGTTCGACGCGTCGCCGCTGATGAGCCACTCGGGCGCGTTCCACTTCACGCCCGCGCTCCGCAGCAGCAATTGCACCACGGCGGTGTGTGCCGAGGTGCCGGGGTTGGCCGGCGCGCCCGCGTGCTCCATGCCCTCGGGGAAGTCCACCACGGTGCCCGGGGCCCACACGTTGACCGGCCGGTACGACTCGCGGGTCGGCTCGCGCTCGCGGAAGTCGGCGTCGGCCGCGACGAACGCTTGCACGTCCGCTTCGCTCGCGGCCCCGTGCTGGCGCATGAACGCGATCGCCTCGCGGATCGCCGCCCCTTCACCGAGGTTGCGCGTTAATCTGCCGGCTGCGTCGAGTGCGTCCTTGGTGCCGAAACTGAAGTCGGGCAGGCCGCGCTTCACGCCGGTGCGCGTGTTCGCCTTGAGGTGGATCACCTCGCACGCCGGCACCTCTTCGCCCACGGCCGGGTTGTCGAGGTCCGCGAGCCAGTACGCCTCCGGCTCGGGCGCGGCCTCGTCATCCTTGGGCATCCGCACGCCGTAGCCGTACTCTTCGACCGTCGTGCCGGGCGGCTGCGTGAGCTGCTCGGCCCAGACGTGCCGCAGCTTGAGACAGCCGTCGTCGGGGAACATGCGGATGATGGCGTCGCCGTCTTCGCGGTGGCGGCCGAACGCTTCTTGCTGGAACTCGTCCCAGTAGTTCGCCGCGGCCCAGCCGTCGAACCAGTCGGTCACTTTCTGCGCGAGCCGCTTGTCGCCGTTGGTCGGCGTCACCTTGAGCTTGAACCCGGTTCCGATAACGAATGATGTCAGCCCGTTCAGCATTCCGCTAGCGTGGTTGTTGGTGCCCACGACGACGCGGGACAGGTCGCGCAGGGTTGCGAGCTGCGTTTCGTTCTGGAAGAACGGGAAGTAGTGGCCGTACCTGCGGCCGTGCGTCCCGTTGATCGGCACCCACGCGCGGTCGCCGTCGCGCTGGCGCTGCACTTCGGACCACGGGCCGTACCAGTCGTAGTCGAGCGCGGCCGACTCCTTGAGCCGGCGCAGGGCTGACTGCGCACGCAGCAGCCGGGCCTCGGTGCGCGTCTCGTGGAGCTGGCGCTCGAGGTCGGCGGCGCGGTCGGTGGGGGGAGTGCGGACGTCCGCACTGGCCGGGGTCGCGGTGGACATGGCCCCGAAGCTACCGCGGACGGTTGGTCCGGGTCGCTTGGGGGGGGGCGGGGCGTCGGCCGTTCCAGAGCTTCACGGCGAGCCGGCGGGCGTACTCGAGGGCGTCCGGGCCGTCGTCGTGGTCCGCGACCGGAAAGTCTTGGAGCTGGCGCACGAGGAGCCGCGTGCCCGGTGTCGCGCGGAAGCGGAAGTTGCGCGCGTTGACGTCGGCCGACAGGCGGCGGATCCGCACCTCCTTCGCCACGCCCCCGGTGAGCATCTTGTAGATGGGCAGCGCAAACCCCGCGGCGCGCGACTGCTGCACGAACAGGTCGGCGAGCAACTCTTGGAACTGGTCCGATTCGCACCCGAACCCTTCGAGCGGCAGCCCAGTTTCCTCTTGGACGCGGCGCGCGAACTCGATGCCGTCGGCGACGATGCGCGGCGTCGGCCGGCGCGCGAGGTCCGCTTCGCACCACAGCGTGCCGCGGCTGTCGCGGCCCAGTGCGACGAGCGCGCTGTAGTCGCCGTGGGCGGCGTCTTTGCCCTTCGACGGGTCGAGGGCGATGACGAGGAACTGAAGGTCGCGGGGCCACTCGTCGAACCAGATCGACGCTGGAAAGCAGGAGGCGTCCCACTCGGTGCCGCCCTCGGAGCGCGGGTCTTGCTGGTCGAGTGCGTAGAAGTCGCGCGGCTCGAGCCGCCGCTGCTGCTCCCACTCGGCCGCGGTGCGGAACCACGGCCACAGCGACTCGCCCGGCCGGCGCGGGTCCTTGGGGTGCCGCACGTCGGTGGCGAGCGCGGGCAGGGTGACGACTTCGAACGGCTCGCTCTCGCCGGTCTTGATCTTCTCCTTCAGCCGGCCGATCAGGTCGTCTTCGTGCCACCGGGTCGCGGTGATGAGGATGCCCGCGCCCTTCGCTTGCCGCTTGTGAAACACGGACGTGTACCAGCGCCACACGCGCTCGCGGTGCGCGGGGCTGTTGGCCTCTTCGCGGTCCTTGCAGTAGTCGTCGATCACGCCCCGGGTGAAGCCGCGGCCCGACAGCCCGCCGCCGATGCCGACGGCCTTGAACGAGCCGCCGCCGCGCACGTCGAACAGGTCGGCGCGGTCGCGGTCCCGCGCGCCTTGGGACACGCCCGCGCCCGGGAACAACTGGCGGTACGGCTCGGTGTCGAGAATCGCGCGCGTGTCGCGGCTCATCTCGTTCGCGAGGTCCGCGGTGTGGCACGCGAGCACGATGCGCTCGCCCGGTGACGTGCCGAACAGGAACGCGGGCAGCCGGCGCGACGTGCCCTCGCTCTTGCCGTGACGGGGCGGCATTTCCACGATAAGCCGCTTGATCGTGCCGCGCGCGAACGCGTGCAGCTTGCGGTACAAGAGCGCGTGGTGCCAGCTCCAGTCGTAATCCGGCGGCGCGGTGAATCGCGTGAACGCGAACAGGTCGCGGCGGGCCAGCTCGCGCTCGGCCTCGCGCCTCAGTTCGCGCGGATCAATTCCCGGCGGGAGCTTCATCGGGGAGTGCCGACACGAGGGCGCGGAGCTGCTCGTCGCTGAGCGCCGCGAGCGGACGCGGGGCCGGGCCGCTCACCTTCACGTGGTCCGTGAGCATGCCGAGGTGTCGCGCGAGCAGGCCCCACGCTTGCACGCGCGCGGAGTGCGACGCGCCCTTGAGCCGGGCCTCGGCGAGCAGCCCCTTCACCACGTCGTCGGCCGTCACCGCGGTGCGCGCCGAGCGGGACGCGAGCGCGGCCTCGATTGCCTTAGCGATTTCGGGTTTCTTCAGGTTCTCGTCGCCGATGCTGCCGGCCGTCCTCGGGCTGTATCCGGCCCGGATCGCGGCCTGAGTGGCGTTCAGGTCGATCAGATACTCTTCGACGAACCGCTGCTGTTTGGGACGCAGAGCCATGGAGCCACCCTACCACACACTCTCTCTCTGATTCTCTCTCTGTGAATGAGAGAGAGAGAGTGAAATTGTAATTGAGAGAGAGGGGAGGGGGCTGACAGCCCTTAAGGGGGTGGAAGAAGTAGCTCTCCCTTACCCCCTCTTAGGGGCCGGTGACGTAATGCGCGCGTGCGGATGTGCGGGTTGTGCGATCGCAGACGTGTAGCCGGCGCTGCACTAACAGCGCCGGCTCTGGTAAAGTGGTGTCAGGAAGCCGGGCGCAGTTCCTCGAACCCCTCGTAGATGTCCGCGGTCGATGTGCGGGGCCACTCGTTGACCGCCATCCCGCGCAGCCGGATCGTCTGCAAGCCCATCGCCCGGCGCACGCGGCGCACCAGCGCGTTGCGGTGGCTGTCCATCACCTCGTGCTGCCCGAGGCCGAAGATCGGCGTCACAACGTCGTGTGCCGGGTAGATCGCCGGCTTGCCGGCCAGCATTGTCCGGCGTTCCTTGACGCGCAGGCGAGCGACCACGCACCAGCCGCACACGGGCGAAACTCGAGGCCCAAGCGTCGGATCGACAATGCACTCGAACTGGATCGACACGCCGGGCAGGTCGAGCGGCTCGAACCGCTGCACCGGCCAGCCGTGCAGCGCGCTCTCGGCGTGCTCGAGCAGTTCGGCGTACGGCAGGCGGATCGTGTGCAGCATGCCGCGCTCGAACACGAGCTGCCGGCGGTCCCGGTCCGCGTACTGCGACCGGGCCGGGCCGCGGCCGTTCCGCTGCGGGATCAGCGAGTACGTCACGCGGTCGGGGAACTGCGCGTCGGTGTCCCAGCCGCACGGCCAGTCGCCCCAGCCGAGGCCCTGAGTGACCCATTCGCACACGCCCTTCGCGGTGTCGTCGCGCGTCTGGATCGCGTCGGTGAACCACCCCTCGTCGGCCGGCTCGTGCCCGCGGTACCGGGCCAGCGTGACGCCGGCCCAGAGAAACCGGCCGAACCGCTCGAGGGTGTCGCCGCCGCTCTCGCGGAGCGCGTCTGCCAGCACGAGCCGCTTGTCGTCGGCCGCGGGGTGATCGAGGCACGCGGCGAGCATGGTGCGAATGTCGTCGGTCACCGGCTCACCTCGGCCCGCTTGCTGAGCAGCTCGTATTGTGCCGCGATCCGCTCGCCGGCGGCGACGTTCAGCTTGAGCTGCTCGCGGTACGCGTCGAGTAGTTTGAGCGCGAGCGTGGCCGTGCTGCTGCCGGCTTGCGCCCACGCACGCGCCCACACTTCCAGTTCGCGCAGTTCGTCAGGTGTCATACGATCGCGTCCCCTTCGTGGAACAGTTGCTCGCCGCGTGCGGCCCGCGCCGCGAGGATCGCCACCTTTTCCGGCCCGGGCGGTACCGCCGTCGGCTCGGGCGACGGTGCCGCGCATCGCATCCCGTGGCCCACGCCCCGAGCGGCGTACTTGCTGGTGCTCGGGTACCGCTCCTTCACGCCCGGCGTGTAGTAGCAACTCCAGCACAGGCCCCGGGGCCGGTTCACGTTCGACCGTTTGCAGTGCCGGCAGATCCGCCACGGGTTCGCTCCGTGCTTTTGTTTCGTCGCGGGTTCGATCAGGCCCCCGACGGCCGCTGAGGGTTTGCCTCGGCCTCCCGGACCAGCGCCGCCCCGTTGTGCGTCAGCCCCCACAGGGAAGTGCCGTCCGGCTGCTCGGTGCGGCTGAAGTAGGTGAACGCGGGCAGGCTGGCGTTCGGTCCGCCGTTGCGGAGCCGGTTCCGCACGATGGCCGGATCGAGGCCGCTGGCCGCGGCGATCTGCTTGCGGGTGAGCTTACCGTTCGCGGCGCTGATCGCACGCGCGATGGCGAGCACCTGCTCCCGCGCGATCACCTTGGGATCTTCGGGATCGGCCGGGGCCGCTGCGGGGGCCGGGACCGGCTCGGGTTCGGGCGGCGACTCCGGTTCGCGCGACGGAATACCCTCCGCCGGATGGAGGGTATTGGCACCCACGGCGGCGCGCCCCAGTTCGCTCAAGTGATACGGCTTGTTCTTCCCCTCTTCCTTCGTGAAGAACGGGTGCCCCATGGACGCCATCGACCCTTTCGGAATGCCGATGGCGTCCATGATCTCGCGCGCCGTCTGCGGCCCCTTCTCGGCAATCAGGCGCGCGACCCGCATCCGGCGACTCTGGCCGTCCGTCGGTAATCGATTACCGTTCGTGCTCGGCTCGGGCGCGGATTTCGGTTCTGGCTCGGTCGCTGGGATTTCCGGCACTTCCGCCACTTCCGGTTCGGCCGCGGGCGTCGATCGGTAATCGATTACCGTCGCCGGCGCGGGTGCCGCGGGCGCGGCGCGCTGCTGCTGCTGGCGGTACTCGTCGGCGGCTTCGCGCGCGGTGAATAGCGCGCGGCCGATGCCCGCGAACACGCTGAGTGCGGTGCCGAATCGCGCCATCTCCTCGATGTCTTTCAACTCGAGCGCGTCGAGCAGCTTCAGAATGCCGGCGGGCATCTCGTCGGCGTCGATGGTGACCGAGCGCTTCACTTCGCCACCTTCGCTTTCTTCGCGGGCTTGGGTTCGTCCTTCACTTTGTCGAGCGGCATCGTGATCGGATCGAGGTGATCCACCAGCGCGTCGCCGGCGGGGTAAAGCTCGATGTCGGGTGTCAGGCCGAACGCCTTCAGCGCGTCGAAGATGGTCGCGTTCTGCCGGCCCTTTTCGGCCTTGATCTCCGCGAGCTTCGCCGTAATCTGCTCGACGTATTGAACCGCGTGCGTAAGCAGCAGGCGCTCGCGGGCCGCGGCCGGGAAGTCGGGCACGTCGGCCAGAAGCGTGCCGTAGCTGGTGCGCACCACGGAACCGACCGGCACCGGGCACTCGTCGTCGGCCTTCGCTTCGGCCGGCGTCTCGATCTTGCACACGCTGAGCGCCGCCGGCGTCGATTCCCAGTGCCGGTCCAAGGCGTCGCATATCGCGTCGATAGCCGCGTCGCGCACGTACCAGTCGCCCGGGTCGCGGTCGGCCGGCGCTTCAAACTCGGCCGTGATCGTGGCGAGCGCCGCGGCGTTCAACGTGACGCGGTACTTCACCAGCGATACCGGCTCGATCCGCTTCAGGTCCGCGTCACCCTTCGCCGCGGCCTTAGCCTTCGGCTTCTCCTTCGGGATCACGCCGACGGTACGCAGCGCCTTCCGCGCGTCGGCCGTCTTCACCAGCACGACCGGCTTGCCCTTCTCGTTGAGCGCGACGTATTCGGGAGCCATGCCGGCACAACCCGGCGCGGAGAGCAGCTCGCTCAGCACGCGGTCGTGGTGTTTCGGCAGCACTTCGGCTCGCAACTGGAACGACGCGCCCGCCGTCACTCGCACATCTTCCCACCCGCTCGCCGGCCGGGCCTCGCTCCACGGTCGGTCGAGGTCCGCCGGCTCGATGCCGTCCTTCGCGTACTTAGACAGCACCTTTGCCCGGTGCACCCCGCACTTCGCGCGGAAGCACTCGGGGTCGAGGCACACGTCGCCCCGCACGCCCTCGGCCGTCGCCTGCGGGTCGTTCCCGGCCCGCGACGGGCACACCTCGCACGGGGGCGAGTGCTGCTCGTTGCCCGGCAGCACGTACAGCGCCTTGCGGTCGAACGGCGCGCCCTTCAGTTCGACCTGAAAGTGCGTGCGGATCAGTTCCTTCGCCTCGCGGGACGTGAGCGGGTTCAGATTGTCGCCGGTGAGGTCCGGCTGCTCGGGCGTGCCCACGAGCCACGCGGGGTTGTGCTGACCCTGAAGCACGCACGCCGCGGCCAGCGTCCGCGACCGCTCGCCCGGCACGCGGGCCACGAGCGCCGCCGTCTCGCGCCGCAGCAGCCCCGCGTCCACCGACACCAGCGCCCACGCGGGCAGCTTGCCCAGCGCGAGCACCTGACGCACGAAGCCCATCGACTTGCCGGTGCGCTCGCTCACCGCGGGCAGCGTGCCGAGTTCATCGAGCAGTTTCTTGTAGCCCGCGGCCTGCTCCGAGGGTCGCACGTCCTCGCGCTGGTCGTTCTCCACGAGCATCACCGCGAGAGCCTCGGCGTCGCTCAGCCAGCGCACCGTCACCGGCACGCGGTCGCTCGGCAGCCGGTCGCTCTCCGCGAGCAGATTCAGCGCGCGGAACCGCCGCTCGCCCGCGAGCAGTTCGAAGTGCGACAGGTGCTTCCACTGGCGCCCGTCAAACGCTGCCGGTTTGCCGGCACCCATCGGCCGCACCACGAGCGGCTGTAGCAACCCCTGCTGCTCGATGCTGTCCGCGAGCGCTGCGACCGAATCCGCCGCGAACGTCTTCCGCGGGTTCAGCGGCGACGGGCGGATCTGATCGAGGCCCACGTTGCCGATCTTCGACGCGCCCGGGTCGCTCTCCGGGGTGCGGACGTCCGCACTACCCCCGGCCGGCTCGCTCGCCGGCTTACTCTTGGCCTTCGCCACGGTCACTCTCCCTTGAGGGTCGCTTCGATTTGGTCCCAGTCTTCGGGCGTCCACAGGTGCGCCGGCAGCCCGCACGCGCCGAGGTCCGCGAGCCACGCGGCCTGTTCCGCCGTCGGCGACTCGGCCCGCGACCGCTTTAGTTCCGCGAACACGCACACGCCCCGGCGCACCAACACGAGGTCGGGGAAGCCGCGCTCGCTGCGGCGGCTGTCGTGCGTGTGGTACACGCGCCACCCGTGCAGCTTCGCGCGCTCGATCACGCGCGCCATGAACGCCTTCTCGCTGATCGACTTCGGCATCGGTGGCGCGGGTAGTGCGGGCGGCCGCCCTC